CCCTTGCCTATCACTAAGAGAGGGTCTAATTATTTCGCCCCAAACTTCTTTTCGCATATCAGCAAACTCATCTAACACAACGAAGTCTAAAGCCCTGCCTCGTAGGTTGTTTGGTTTTTCACCACCCTTTAGGCTGATTAAAGAACCATTGATTAAAGTTACTGTTAATGCTGTTTCGTTTGTTTTGTGGATATATTCTTCGGGGATAGTGTTAATCAACATCTGCCACGCAATTTCCTTAGCCGCCCCATATGTGGGAGCTATGTACCAGACGTTTTTGTTTTTGCCTGATATTGCTTGCTTTAGTATTTCTAATGTCGATAAATATGTTTTGCCAAACCGCCTGCCTGCTACAACAGTCCTAAACCTTGAATCACAAGTAAAAATGTCTCTTTGTGGGTCAGTCAGATGCATCGCTGTTCACTATGATATTTAGCTGAGGTATTTCTAAAGGCTCTGGCTGTTCTTCTTTCCAACCACCCTGAGTTTTAAGATAGAAAATGTTTGCTGATACATTGCCCTGCTTTGCTAACTGAACTAGGTTGCTACCCATACTGGCGACTTGTTTAACCTTGCCCCTTTTATATGCGGTAGAAACTTCTGGTTGGCGTTTTTCGATTTCACGCAAAGTCTTCTCGGTGATACCGAAATAGTCTGCTACTTGTGTTTTGTTTAATACAGCGGCTAATGCTTGCAGTTCTATTATCTGTGCATCTGTAAGCACTACAGGTGGTCTGCCACCCCCATCGCCTTGATTGCCTATTTTCATAATTAGGAAACTTGGAGCGTACAGGTCGGAGTTGCACCGCCCAGACTAGAGGGGTTCTCTAGCGCCTGCTCTTTTGCACGCTTCGGATAAGGTTTGCTTAAATGCATTATAGACTGTTTTGTTTCTTTGTCCAATGCCATCAGATATCTATGCTTTCCCTTTGTATAAAATATAGTAGCGTTAGGGTCTAAGTGTTTTCTTACTGCGTCTATGTTTTGCTTAACACCTTTGCTATGTACAGATTTAGGATGTGTCTTTTTACCATTGATAATAAAAGCACCCATACTACCTGCATTCATAAGACCACTATAAACCCAATTAGTTGCTTGATAGATTCCGCCATGATGGTTTTGGTCAGCATCAGCATAACTAACCACAAGCCTTAAACCTGTGTTAGCTTTTTTAAGAAACTTAATTGCTAATGCCATTATCTTGCTCACTGGTGTTTTGTGCTTTGTTAATGCTATACGGACTAACTCACAACCTTCGTCTGCTTTTAGCCCAAATGGTTTTAGCATATTGTTGTTAGCACCTCTACCGAATAATACTACTCCGATAAACTTGCCATCTTCCCATGCACCAACCTTTACTAATTTGCCAACAGGAATAACGCCACTATAGTGCCAATTCTCACAAGCATACTTAGCCGCATCAAAACTAGCCCAATCGATTTTTAGTTTAGCACTCTCTGACATTTTGAACTAAATCACCCCATCTAGTTTTTAGAGATTGTTTTGCTTCTTCTAGTGTAGCATTTTCCATGTTAATCATTCGCACTGTTTTGCCGTTCATCTCAAATTCATATTTACGAATCTTAGAACCGCTTTTCTCAGTATCAAAACGACTTAATATGTTCTTATTTTTTTGCTCATGGTTTGCACTCATTCTACTCCCCTCATATCAAACTCTTTCCCACAATGCGGACAATCTATCCACTTAGGGTCAAGTTCATCTAACTGACCTTGTTCTTCTTCTGTAGCAGGGTCGAAATTAGGCTCAAATGTATCTGTTAGGTTTTTTAGCATATCATCATCAAAACCAAGAACATCTAAATTAAAGTCTAACTCTGTTAGCCTGCTTACTTCAACCTTTAGAGCATCAATGTCCCAATCTGCATTTAGTGCTAATTGGTTATCAGCAATAACGTAGGCTTTCTTCTGTGCCTCTGTAAGGTTGTTTAATGTGATTGTCGGAACATCATCAAGACCAAGCAACTGAGAGGCTTGTAGCCTGCCATGCCCTGCAATAATGCCACCATCTTCGTCAATTAAAATTGGATTAGTAAAACCAAACTCTTTTATGCTTGCCGCTACTTGGGCTACTTGTTGTTCAGAGTGTGTTCTACTGTTGTTAATGTAAGGAATCAAATCCCCAGTTTTTTTGTATTCTATGGTTAAACTCATACCTCAGTCCCAAATGATTTTGCGACACTCATAATAGGATTGTGGAGAATAATGGAATTTTCTTCTGGTGGTAATCCACTTAGACGGCAATTAACAGCATCACGCCAAAACACTAATGCTGTTTTTATTTGATGCCCTGCACTGGGATTATCAATTAGACTTTGTGTTATCTCATCTAGTTTAGACAACAAATCAGTCCAACCATTTTCCTCACATTCGATTATGTGTGTACTTAAATTTAAGTTCATTACTACACTCCTTAGCAATCGCTAATTTGTCAGTAGTAATATCTTAACTAAACATTTGACATAAAGCAAGCGTTTAACTTTGTTCTGATTCATTGCGTTTCAGGGGTCTACCGCCTAAATCATCATAGGCAATTATCGCAAGTGTAATCACTGCGAATATGAGCATTAATTTCATGGGAGTTGTCTCTACTGGTGAAGGCGGTATTTTATATATTAGAATATATATTGCTAATGCTTAATTTGCATAAAGGTTATGCGGAATAGTCATAGTGGTTCGTTTCGTAGCACCAGTGAACCACTCTGGCTAATCACGTCTAAGGAGGAACGCGCTACTAGTGTTTATTTATAATATTACAACAATCGCTACTATAACTGCTACAATAATTGAGAATCTTTTGTAACCATAGGTTTCAGAATTTAACCAATCTAAAACATTTTTTCTGTAGCCTGATATTTTGCTTTTTATCAATTCGATATCTGCCACTTTGTTTGCTTCTTTAACTGCTTTTTTTGCTTTTTGTTTCTTTGTCATGCTTCACCCCATCTATTGCTATTATGCCATCAAAACCCATATCTTCAACCCAGTTTTCAAATGCAGTTCGTTCTTCTTTGTCAAACTCATTTTCTAGTGCAGGATATGAATCACGTAGTCTTTCCCAGTCAGTTTTATTCTTCATCGTATCTCTCATATTTTTCGTTATCTAATAATCGAGCCATTCGGTCAAAAATGTAATCTTCAATACTGCTTTCTAAATACAAATATACACTGCTTCTAAAATCATCAGCAAAATTACCAAGATTAACAATTTCATCTAAATGTCTATCACTTGCAGACGACCACCAATTATCATCTTTATCATCTGAACCGCTATCATCTGCCATTGCTATAAACAAATTAGAAACCACCCTGCTAGGAACCTGTGTTTTGCCAAATAGCATTTCTGTCATTATTTCGGAAACGCCAGTGCTAAATGATGCAGGGTAAATATCGTCGAACCAAGACTTATGCGTCATCAACCAAATATAAACTGCTTCGTCTAATAGTTCATCATCTAAATCTGTAAGCCTTGCATCTTCGGCATTTAGCTTGTCAAGGTTACCCCAGATGAAATCATCGTAATCACCATTTAACATGATACAGCACCTCTTAAACAATCTTGGTAGTCCATTGTTGAAACAACAGCATACATAAAAAACAATGCTACAGCGGCTATAAGTGGCTTGTAGTTTCTTTTTGTTTTTTTGATTTCATTTAAATCCATATAGGTTTTTTGGTATTCATATAACATTTTATTTCTCCAATTTGATTAGTTGCCCCCTTTCGGGGGCGGTCATTTTAGAATGTTGATTCCCAGTAACTTCTTTTAAGGTCAGCCAAAATTTCTTCTTCAGTCAATGGTTCAACTTCTTTTAATGGTTTATGGTTTACAAGTTCCCAAATTTGACCATCTAAAAGTGAATAAGATTTTAGCGGTGCAATGAACCAACTACCATCTTGAAATTCTACAAATGTAGGTTCTGAATTAATTGCTTTTTCTAAAGTGTGTTCATACATAATTAATTTACCTTATTTGATTAATGTAGAGCCATCTTATGAGTTAACCAAAACATTGTCAACAGTTTATTTAACTTATTTAGCGAAAATATGCCCCCTTTCGAGGGCAATGATTTTTAAAATAAGTAGTTAGGTTGTGTCCAACTGATGTTGTATTCTTCGAAGATGTTGCCTCGTGCTTTGTTTGTTGCAGGAGATGCCCAAGATGCCGCTAATAAAATGTCACCTTCTTTGAATTTATCACCATCTGCTTTAACAATGAATCCCCAAACAGAATCTCTGCCATTTTGATTTACTACAACTCTGTCGTATTTTCTGCCATTAGAAATTGCCAGTTGACGGAGTTTTTCTTCATAAGCATTGTCTGTATCACCATACTCTGATTTTTCGCGCCAGTTAGCAAAGTCAGTAGCGATTTCGTTAAACAGTTTAGCGATTGCAGTTTCGTAGTTCATAATTTAGTACCTTTGTTTTGATTAATGTAAGCACATCTTATGAGACAACTAAACTATTGTCAATCGTTTATTTAACTTATACCGATTCTTTTTTCGTGATATTTAATCTGTTCTTTAAACTCATTTTGTAGGTCAATTATATCTTTCCTATAGAATTTTGGGCTAGGTCGCCATGCTAGTTTTTGCATTGCTCTAATTCGTCTAGCCCCATACATATCTTCCATATAGATGCGGTAGGCTTCTTGGATTTTGGTGGTCTTCATTCCCCACTGGTTACAGGCGGGACATTGGGGATGGCAGTTTTCGATGTAGACTTTAAATATGATATGCCTACGGCTATAAAAATGCCCGCCCTGCATAGACTTGTAGTGGTCAACTTTCCCACAAGTAACACAAGCACAATATCCATTATCGTCTGATGCTTTTAGCCTAACTAGGCGTTGCATCAACTTAGCGGCTTTTTCTAATTCTTGCGCTACTGTGGGGGCTTTTCGTTTACCCATAAATAACTAATCTCCCTTATCAAGTATAATGGGCTGTTTACCAATATTAAAATCGCAAACACTACACAAGCCGTAAGCATGACCATCAGTACCAGACCAAAGGTCAAGGCTGTTACCACACTCGCAAAACTCTTTCTTAATAGTATGTTTATCATCATTTTTATTGTCTGGAAAGTTCAGGATTTTTTTGGACATTTTTTAACCTCGGCACAACAGTTTTTCGTGAATGTTCGCCATCAGTAATATGATAAGTAATAGCATGAGCGGCTCGCCAACTAACATAACCACCCCTAGCGGCATAAGCATCACAACCTGCTAGAGTTGGGTGTCGTTCTACAATCGCACCGCCATTTTCTGCCATGTTTTGTTCTGCGTGGTGGTAGTGCCCAGTGTGTATGTAACAATAGGTAGCAGACCCCCACATATTTCGATAGCGCGGTTCAGAGGCGAATAACTGTGGTAAGGCTGTGTTCTTTTTCTTGTGCCCATGATGGAAACCCAACATAATTTCGCCATGTAGATAAGCATAATACGGAAACTCAGTATCGTCTACTTCTAGCCTATTATTGTTTGAGTATATTTTTTTGCAGGCTTTCCTGAGCCATGCAGAACCTGACTCATCGTGGTTGCCTTCACAAACTAACAACCTAACTTTTTTATGCTTTCGGAGCAGTATTTCTACTGAGGACATAACAACACTGATAGCCATCTCGATTAGTTTGCCATAGCGTGTATCAGCATCTAAAACGTGCTTAGATGCGGGAGTAACTGCCAACAAAGAATCCCAGTGCAAAAAGTCACCCTGCAGATTCAGTATAGCCATTTCGCTATCGGGTGAACCATCAGCCATTCTTTGTACACCAGACAATGCTTCCTGTTCAGCTATATCTAAATCCCAGTCATCACCAGTTTCAGCACTCCACGAATACATCCCTAAATGAAAATCAGTTAGTGTATAAAGCGTTAATAATTCTTTTGTGTGTTTTGTTGGGGCTTTTATCTTAGGGGCAGGTTTCCACTCATATGATTCTATAGCTTCAAGTATTTGTTCTGTGCTTGCGCCTTTTTTCTTCTCTTGAATATGCCACTGCAGTTTTACGTCACCATGTTCGCCATAAGCTGTAGATACTCTTTTTGTCTCAAAACCTTCGGCTGTTTGATGGGTCAAATCTCGATGTGGTGCTATACCGACAGCGGCACATTTGGCTTCGATAAGTTTCATGCCTTTATCGACACATCGTCGGTTAATGTTTAATTTCTTAGCGGCTTTAGAATTTGAACCGCATTCGATAACTGCTTCTAAGTATGTTTTTTGCCTTTCTGTTAACTGAACATCTGAATCTAAAACTACTCTCGGGTCTAGTTTTGCCATGCTACTTCTCCTGTTGGTTTAGATACTCCGCATATTCTGAGTGGCTAGGTATCGATAACATAATACCAACATTTGTCGCCCAGTGGTACACTTGGTCTAAGTAGTGTCCCATTTCTGCGGTGTTTAGACTGCTTGTTTTAATTGTTTCAGTAACTATTTCTTTTCCAATCTTATAAGTTGTTTCGCCCAAATATCTTTTCTTTAGCCAAACTTTCCAAACTAATTCTGGTTTTTCATGGTCTATAGTATTTCCGCGTTTTGTCATTTCTTTGGCAATTTCCCTATACCAAATATGGCTGAGACTGTTTTGGTCTAATGACCTGACATTTTTATAGGGTGACAATGTAACGCAAAGAGGCTGAGAAAAATCCCAAGCCTCTATGTTTTGTTTTATAAAAGGCAATCGTTTTTCTATTTCATGCTTAGATGCGATTTTTATAAAAATACCCTGACTCATAATATTTTGCTTAACCATTTTTGAGATAGTTGGTCTACTGCTGTTTCAAATCGACTCCAAGTTTTATCAGTTTCAGGATTCCAATTTGGGTTCCAAGCTTTGCCGATATGTTTTGATTTTAATGGTCTTAGTTCATTATCTGTAACAATATTTTTACCATAAAGTCTTGAATACATACACTTATAACCAACATTTGCGACGCTAGCATAATCCTCATAAGTGTAAGATTTGCCATCAACTAATGCAGGATGATTACCCCTGAATACGAGTTTTCTAATACTACCCATTTTTTCTTTCTCCATCCCAGTAGAAACCATATTTACCAATAAAATGATTAATGGCTCTGTTTTTCGCCTCTACATTTTTCACCCAACTAACATCTGTGAGACTGTCCTCGATGTTTCTGTTTCTAATGCTATCAGTTTTCGCTTTTACCTGTGGTGAGCCGCCTCTATCTTGTGCCCTGCCTAACCAAGAGTTTATAAATCGTTTAATTCCATTTTTGGTTTTTCTGCGAGTTGGGTTTGCATCTAACCAAGATTCCATTGCATTTAATTCTTGGTGTACATCAATAGCAGGATAAGTTCTCTGCCAAGCGATAACATCCTTGTCATCAACTTGGTAATCAGTACCATCATTTAGCAACATTGGCTTCACCACCATAAAAGTATTCGCTAACATTACATTTCTCATTGAATCTATTTTTTACACTGACACGCCTACTGCCTATAAAGTAACCATCTCTTTTGAGGTCAAATATTACAGCGGCTAATCGTGTAATTCCTAATTGATTAAAAGCATCTAAACTTGTAATTGTGTTACCGCCTTTAATGTATTCTAAAACGCGTTCTTGTTGTTTAGTCATTTTGTAGCTCCTATGTGCTCTGCTCCGCATCGCATCGTTAGTTAATAAAAGTTTTTTATAAATAATTTTTCTTGAGACATTTTTTACCCTTTAACCTGTTTCAGTTAAATTTTTTGATTTGAGGGTATAAACGACTCAATGGTTTTTTTCGATTGTATCAGATATCCAACTTATTTCATTGCGACAACCAAATCGCAGTGAAGGCTATGTCTGGAGGGTCAACCACGCTCTGACGTTTAATTTAAGGAGTTCGTCAGCCTCTAGCCCAATCTTTTTTATTTGGATGCAGAATTTACTAGGAAAACTTGAAAGGTTTGCTATAATTGATTCTGCTTCCGACAAAGCAACTATTACAAATTTCACAGTAATAGTAAAGCCCTTATCTACGGATAGGGGCTTTTTTTTTAATCACTAAATAAAAATTCATCCAGTTCTATCTCTAATGCTTCACATACTTTCAGTGCAGTGTCTAATCTAACATTAGTTTTATTTCGCCAAATATTTATTTGTTGACGATGTACCTTTAAACGCCTTGCTAACTCTGCGCTTGTGACATTTCTAGCATCTTGTGCATCTATTAGGCACTTACCAAAATCTACCATTGAGTTTTCTCCTGTGTTATATTGTCAGCGATGGTTTTCCCCGACCATCACTCCTATGGTTTACCCGCCCTTTCGGGGGCGGGGTTTTTCCACTAAAATGGTATATCGTCATCAGCTAAAGTGTTTTGCACTTGTTTAACGCCTTCACTGGCAACCTGTTCCTTAGCATTAAACTTAAGCGATAAATATTTAGAACCATTTTTCGATTCGTTAATCCAACCGCTAACCCAATAATCTACTCCATTAACAACAGCACTGCCTTTTCGGTCAGGGTGTTTCTCTGACTCTTTTTTGTCATTAACAAACATAGCACCGCTATTATCTTTTTGTTCGTAGTTACTCATTACCTTCTCCTATTGTGGTCGTGGGCAAAATGCCATGCCGCTAGTTGTTGTGTGTACTGCTTGAGTTCCAAACCCACATCTCCATGTGCAAATAACTCCACCCTGTCCTTTAATCTCGGCAATCTTAGTCCAAAAACATGAACTATAAACTGCTGTACTCATTGATAATAAGGTCAAACTAATTATTAGCTTTTTCATATACACTCCTATATTGCTTCTCTAAATTCAGACGATTTCATAACCGCCCGTTCTTGTGTTGAAAAACAGCCCCCACGAGAGGGTGCTTTCCATAATTGCATTTTTTCATCATCTGTTAATTCACGCCATGCCTCATTAGCAGTGCAGTAGTCACCTGTAGCAATTCCATCTTTAATCGCATCGATGCTATCACGAAGATTAGAAACTAAGTCTTTATATTTTTCTTCTTCGGATTTTTCACCCCTAAGCATTGCTGATTCTGCATCATCGTCTGCTGTCGGAATACCTGCAATAGATTGCAAAGCATATCTTCGAGCATAAGTAATAGCACTACCTGATGCTTGTGGGTCTTTTTTTACAATAGGCAACAAACAATCTGCTTCTAACCATTGCCCAGATATATGCATCAGTCTAGTTACTACACCTACTCCGCCATCACCATTTATTGGGAACTGGGTATAGCTTAGACCATTGTCTGCGAATGGTTGTTTAATTGCTTTAATAACAGATGTTAAATCTGCATAGCTTGATTTAAAAAATGGGTTGGCACTGTCTTTAACAGCACCGCCCATCTGAGTTTGTGCGTTACATAACGCATTAGCTAACTTATCGATAGATTCGCTAGATTTCATTTTGCTCTCCTATGTTTGCGTATTTTTTATACATATACAATAACTGCTCATCACTTCTTGCAGTTTCATTTTGCTGTCTGGCATATTCATCGCCATAGCCGAAATAATACTCATCGCTTTGGTCTAACTTTGCCTTGTAACCGATATAAGCATCATATTCGCCTTTTTCATAATCAGATAGATTATCCATTAGTCTACCCTCATAATTTTGTCATCTTGCATTGTTACCTTTGCAAAAAATTCTCTACCCTGCCCTGTAATGTGCGGGCGGTTAGCACCAACCAATGTGCCAGTGCTTACATATTCATCACCAAAAATACTGGTTTCGATATAAAATAATTTCTTGCCGATTTGTTCTTTAAGAACTTTTTTAGATGGGTAATCAAAAATTATCATTTTGCTTCTCCTTGTGATTTCATTTCTGCATCTACCAAATCCATTAACCAAAAGATTGTGTAGATGTTGTATTCTGCTACTTCAAGTGCTTTTTTGCAGTCATTGCGGGTAAAGCCTTTGCGTAACATTGAGACCATTTTGTTAACGATTAATTTTGTTGCAAATTCTGTATTGTTTGTCATTTTTTTATTCCTTCATTTGATTAATGTAAATGTATCTTATTACATTGCAGGTAATGTGTCAACGCATTAATTCACAAATAATGAAAAAAACGTATCAACATTTGTGCTGATACACTTTCGGACACAAAGTCGCACCTTTTGTCCGCAGAGATAAAAGAGAGATGTGTCTCTGATGTACAACTTTAAAAAAAGTTAAATAAATGGTTGACCAATATGGGGGTGTCTAATAAGATGCTTCCATATTAATCAAACAACGGAGCAAAACAATGTTTAATGTTTTTCAAAACCAAATTAAAGAAAACTACACAGATGCACAACTTCATGCAAAAAGAGAAATTTCTTGCTTTGGTTCATCTGAATGGGAAAAAGAATATTTTAATTTTTATACTAAAACAGCAGTTTGCGATGCTGAACATTGCGAAGAAGTTTTTGAACTTATGAATGCTTGGAATGACCGCGAAAAAGTTTATTTTTGGAACGGAGAACGCCCATACTCATTGTCTGTAGGTGATATAATTCAACATACAGAATCTAAAGAATTTTACATGGTTGAAGATTTTGGATTTAAAATCGTCAAAGTAAACTAATTCCTCAAAGTGTGTAGCTTGCCCCCGAAAGGGGGCTTTTTTAGTACGACCAGATTGCAGTTTCAGGAAATGATTTTCTATCAGGGAAATCTTCTGCCGTGCATATATCTAGGTGGATAAACCGACCAGAGCCTCTTTGATTTACTCCGATACGTTTAACTCCATGCTTTTGAGCAACTTCAATTAGTTTTAGTGCTTTTTGCCCACCTACTGCGACATCGACGGCTTTACCAGTGCAATGTGCGCCTGTAGCAGTTTTGCGTGACTCCAGTGGGTGAGTAGGACTTCTGTAACCGCTAGATATAGGCAAAGCAAATTCGCATTCTTCTCTGATAGCATTTAGAATTTCTAAAAAGCCTTCATCGAAAACGTATTCGCCTGTATGTTTGCACTTTAGTTCTCTTTCAGAAAAATAATTTTTCTTTTCTGCTTTAGGTTTTGTTTCTGTTTTTTTCTTAGTCATAATTACCTCTAAGGATTCTTAACTAATACAGCTTCAATAAATATTGAAACCTCATTCTCACTCGAACTACTTTTAGCTTCAAAGTGAAAGTCTGATTTTTCGTCAATTTTAAATGGCACTTGTCGGTCAAAGCTAACTTGGCTTGTCGCAAATGTTGCTTCTGCTACTCGTAAAGTCCGACCTGCACTAGTAGATACAACATTTCTAAAAGTTAAATATTTTTGACCATTGTTAGTGCCAGACGTTACATCAATTCTAAACAAATACAGACTATAGCCTGCAGGAACAGTATAAACACTAGATTGCGTAGTTCCTAATGTCGCACCAATAAAGCCGTAAGTTGTTCCGCCATTTGCGATTGTTATGCTTCCTACGTTAGAACCTGCCAAAATAATGGCTGAATTAATGCGTAGGAATGATGCGGTAGTAGTAACTGCTACTGTGCCTGTCAGGGTTACAGCTTCACTAATCTCATTGTAGTTAGCATCTAATCCACTTATTAATACATCCATCGTATCATTTGCAGATGTTGATACTGCTGTCATCTGTACGGCTGATGCAAGGAATGTATAGTTCCCGCCATCATCCCAAATAGTTTCGAATGCTGTGCCAATAGTGCGGTTGAAACCAAAAATATTTACAGCTTTAGAACCTGAGATATTACCTTTAGCAACATCAAATGGAAAATGCGGTGTCGGTGTAGTTATATCATAACTATACATTTTATTTCCTCATGCTCATTATTTTGCTTGCGCCTTTAATGCCGAAACTCGAACTAATTGCTATAAATAATAAATACTGATACCACTCAGGCAAATTTGCTAATGCATCAAACCCTGCTTGCACTCTGTCAATAACAGTTACATCATTGACTACTATAGCATATCCTACCATAAACACAGGCGTGGCTAAAACCAAAGTCCAAAATTCGTCTTTCCAAGAATTAGCCGAAGCATCGACCATTTTAGATTCCCACTCAGCATCGGTTTTTATAACCTTCATTTTTGCTTTGTGTACTGCCTGTTTTTCTTCTGCTTTGTTTTTTAAATAACCGCCTGCTAAATTAGCAACAGGTCCAATTAGAGTTTGCCACATAATCACCTCAGCGGATTACTTAGGTAGTCTATTGCCTGCCATAAGTCATCAGTTTCTTGTTTAATAATATTTAGCCTATCAGATACATCTTCACTGTCTGCTGTAAGAATTTCTGCCTTAGCTACTGTTGCCTTCATCGCCTCAATCTCATTAGATAGCGTAGAAAGCTCAGATTTCAATTCTAAGAGCTTTTGTTGCTGTCCGAGTATAGTTTCAAGGTTAGTGCCTAAAGTCGCTAATTTCGTCTGTAATTGCGAAATATCGTTATCTAATAGTTGTTGTTTAATTATTTGTAGTTCTTCATGCATAGGCTGAACATCTGGAATAGTTATTGATTCTACAGCTTCTAATCTACTATATAGGCTACTAGCTGTCCATACACCCCCACCGATAGTTGAACCTATCGCAAAAACCACCGCAATCCATGCTCCTTTAAATGTTTGCCCGCCTAATTTTAATTCGCTATCTTCTATCATTACTCACAATCCAAATTGAAAAAACAATTATAGCCTTGTGCTACTGGCGATGTTTTATAAAACTCTGATTCTGTTCCAAGCGCAAGAATATCTGCTTCGCTGTAGTACAAATCTAAACCAAAAGCATCATTACCATTTAAGTATACAGCAGTAAGGTTTCTAGTTGTATTGTACCCCATCGCTACCCATTGCTGATTAGAATCATAAAAAATATTAACGTCAGCAGATGTGGTGTTGTTGTCTTCTATAGATTGTTGCAGGTAATCTGCCGCTTCACTATTAGCGACAGCAAGGTACGCTGATGCTTCATTAGCATTTGTTTCGATATCATCTACTGCTTGGTTATACGTTTCTACGTCTTGTTGTTCTATTTTTAGCATTTCTTCATTTTGAGCAACAAATGTCTGCAATTCTTCTTGTTCTTTTGGTGTTGTTGCTGTTTCTGCTTTTTCTGCAACTTGTTGTACTGAAATCATATCTACTACGACTTCGGTAAATGTATCGATAGCTGTATCCATTTGCTCTAGTGATTCCATTGCCATATCATTGAGCACTTGACGAACATCACCGTAGGGCTGATAACCAGAATAATTACTCAATGCTGTGTTGTAAGCATCAACTTGTTCTGTGCTTATGTGAGCAGTGCTAGACAATGTGCCATCAGATAAACCGCCACCAGTGTGCGCGTAATCGGTAGCCGCACCAGTTAATTTTATGCCAGTTTCAATTTGGTTTACTATGTTTGTGCTACTATCTAAAAGTTCATTCAGTTCGTTGCTTTGTGCTACGGAACTTATCGCTAATAGAACTATTATCTTCTTCCACATTTTCGCTCACCTCGCCTATCTGTAGGATACCGTTATAATACTCTTGGTTTCCTTTGTAATCAGGAATATATAAATTAGGATTCTGTTTAATCAACATCAACCCGCGTTTCCCCGCTACTAAGCGCCCATTGTTTATTATCGGACATGGACTGCCTGCCAAAAGCATTGAGCGAAAAACATCTACGCTTTGGCATAGCATTGATACAGATGCGACCTTTAATCCTAATGTAGATAGCATCCTTGAATATTTTAATCTTGTGCAGTCTACGTCTAAAGTATAACCGCCTGAACTAAACCCAATAGCCACTGTCTGAACTGAACCTGCTGTGCCTTTCAAACAAGTGTCTGAACCGTTAGACATAAAGGTTGGGCTTATTGCAGAACCTACAGGGATTTCACTAGAAGAACCTGCGCCATTGTATGTGTTGCTAGTCGATGTGTCTGTGGTTTGATTGTTTGAATTTGTAGTGCTATTTTCGCCATGATAGGTATTTAGCGACCCATCTTGTTGGTTAGCAAATGCAGGCAATGCCAAAAAAAATAATAAAAATAATTTCTTCACTTTCTAAAAACAATTTTTTGCACTGTGTCAGATTCGTAAATTCTAATACCTAACCAAATGATAGTGAATAAACTAGCCAAAGGTGGCAACCAAGCCGCTAAAGACATTATGCCAGTGGATGCCGCGATTACGTCTAGGCTTTGTTTTGTTTCTTCGGCTAACATGGTAATTCCTTCAAATAGCGGCAATAATAAATGCCAAAAGTTCATTATAGCGAACAGCGTATGTAGTTTCTACAACACCATCAACTTCTGTTTCTTCTTTGATAAATATTCCGTAATCACTCGCATCTAAACCGCCATCAGAAAATGCTGTCTGTAAGTCTTGAGCCATGATTCCAAAATGCCATCGAGCATCATTGCCCTTTTCTTCAACGGCTGTTTTCCATTTATACTTTCTAAGCAACCCCTTACAAGCTAAAGCCACATTATTTTCAGATTCACTCAGTTCTTCTATGTTTTGTTTCTTTGTTTTATCTGATGTGGATACTGTGCCATCTTGTGAATATATATCCACAAATGGAATGCCAGCCGCACCTAATTGGGCATTATAATTATTATTTCCTTGTTCATCACAAGGAAGAATAAAACTTGTGCCGTAGGCGGATGTGAAATGCAATCCAACATTAACTGCGCCAATAAACAGGCTACTGGCAGGTATATTAGTTCTCATCCCAATGCCACCTGTTCTATCCCAAGTGCCACCAGTAGTACTGTCTCTAAACTGTATAAACTGCCCTGCATTGTTTCTGTTTGTAGTTGCTAATCTTAATAAGCCTCTGCTTATGTCATTATAAACACCATCTGT